AAGCCAGGACAAAAAATTGATAACGATTTTACTGCAGCATATACATCAATATTTTCTGATGTTTGGAATTCATTAACTAGTAAAAAATTAATAACAATGAGCAAAGATGATTTTTTAAAAACAGTAGCAGATTCTGGAGTAGGTCCAGTTAATAGTGGAATGAAACATGGAAGATCAGATCTTGCAGCAGGATATGATTATCCAGCAGATGAATTTACAAAATTAGTAAATGAGACATTGTTTTATGATGTTCTTGGATTAAAAAAAGGACAAAAGGTTTCCCTTTTTAAAGGAAATAGATATGCTGGAACAGCAACACCAGGTAAAGGGTTAAATCCTACTGCTGGCGGATATTATTCAATAAATAAAGAAATGGCAATGGGTTATATCGGATCAGAACTACATAGATCTGGAATGGAAACTCTTTTAGGAAGACAATCTTCTCGTGGATATGTAGATCCAAAATGGGGATATCAAGGAGGATATAAAACTTCAGCAAATACTGCAAGAGAGATGGAAGGTTTATATCGACTTGATTTATTGCCAGAAGAATTTCCTCAAATTGCTGGTGTAGGTGGTTTGCTTGACGAAATGACAACTCTTGTTGGAAATAGTTTGGCATCAAGAAGTAAAAAAATTATGTCATTACAAAGAGTATTAGAAGCAACCAAAAAATATAATATAAGCAGAAGTTTTAGTTTAGAAAATCAACCACCAAGCAAATATGCTGAATTTTTAAGTAGAAAAAGCGGATGGCTAAAAAATAAAGCATTATCACGAAAAGACAGTGCATTTCCTATAAACTATGTTCCTAAAGAGGCAATTTTTGATCCAAATAAAATGCCAAATCCAGATTTTATGGGTGCTGGTCTTAGAGGTTCTCGCGCTTTAGAGTTTTTTCCACAATTTAAAATGGGTGGATTAATTAAATATTTTGCAGGTGGTGGATATGCAAAAGGAATGGATAGAATTCCTGCAATGCTATCTGCTGGAGAATATGTTGTAAAGAAAAAAGCGGTAGATACAATAGGCCTTGATAATATGAATAAAATTAACCAAGGACAACTCCCAAGCAATAGCAATTCGTTGTATAATTATAACCTTAGCGTTAATGTGTCTAATAGTAATGCTAATCCAAATGATATTGCAAGAACTGTAATTAACCAAATTAGACAAATTGATGCACAAAGAATTAGGAGCAATAGATAATGGCAACATCAGCATATTTAGTTGGAAGAAAAAGACATACTAGGCCACAAGGAGTTTTATGGTCTGAAAATGCTGGAACTCTTATAGACGGCCTTTATGTTCCTACTGGTCAAGAAATTGGTGCTAACTCGTCTTTAACTACTGGTGGTATAAATCAATTTCTTATTCTGTCTGATCACAATAGATCAGCACTTGATTTTAAACCTAATAGAATTGAGCAAAGAGAAAGAATGATTAATGGAAATATGAGATCTTATCATATTGCAGACAAGTTAACAATTTCTTTTTCATGGCAAAATTTACCATCAAGAGCATACCCAAATGTCGCTGAGTTTGATGCTGTTGGTGTTGCAGATCAAACTACAGAATATACTGCAGATGGCGGTGCAGGTGGAGTAGAACTTCTTGACTGGTATGAAAATCATAAGGGTCCATTTTGGATGTTTTTAGCATATGATAAGTATAATAACTTTGGAAAAAATGATGCAGCATTTCAACACTTAACTGGATATAATGAGATTGTTCAAGTATACTTTAATGATTTTAGTTATAGTGTTGAAAAAAGAGGTAGAACAAATCATGATTTATGGAATGTATCTGTATCATTGGAAGAAGTATAATGTTTCAAAATGATACTTTAAAAAATCATTTTTTAAATTCACCAACAATTAGATTAAAATCTAAAATAATTGCTGAGTGGAATATGAATATGCCCGATAATATTTTTAAAGTTGGAAATTATAGATATAGGCCACAAAGTTCAGACACAAGATATACAACAATACAATCAACTTTTGATCAATATGATTCTGGAAATTTCTATACTGGTGCTACAGATGCTGACGTAGTAGTTGATGGTGGGTATGATAATCAAAATTCTCCAATTTTATATACTTCAACAAAAGAAAAATATAACATTTATTATTCTTTAGAAGACTGCCTTAAACCATTTAGACCAAGATCTGGAATAAATAAAATGCTTCTTTTAAATAATAATTATTTTCCATACTACACTATAGATGCTTTAAATGGCCAGGGAACATTTTTTACACAACGTCCACGATACTATATGCCAACAAGAAATGATCAATTTAGATATTGGACTTCTTATAGAACAGAAAAAGAATCTGCAAGTTCAACAAATACTACAGAAAGAGGAATAGCAAATAGACCAGTAGGAACGATGTATTATATTGACGATGCTGCACCATTTGTTGTTTATAAAAATACATTACCAGCAAACAGGATTATTATTAAAATGCAAACTAATGTTGGTAGTGTAGATCTTGGAACTTCCATAACTCCAACAAAAAGTTTTTCTGATGTTTTTTATGGAGATATAAATAAAACAACTCCAAAAAACTGGAAAATACAAACTTTAATAGGAAATCAATGGGTAACTGTTCAAGAATTTAATGCTACCTCTACAAGAGCAGATGGAACTGCAATTATTAAAGAAGATGGATATGTAGAACTTTCATATGGTTTAAAAATTCCAACACAATTTCAAGGTCGTTTTATACATGCAGAAGTTTTAAGTTCTACAACATTGCTGCCTGAAAGATCAGTAGACGGGTATGCATATTTAGTTATTTCAAACTCAACGGAAAAAGGAACCTACCATGTTTGGAATGAAACAACTGATGAATATGATTTGTTTGTTCCAGAGTATACATGGTTTTTAGCAGATGATTCTTTAGATCAAACAAAACATTTTGTAACAGATCTCACTTCTCCAAATTCATTTATAGAGCCAGCAACTAGCAGAATAAAATATAGAGAGTTTGATTATATTCGTGGTATTAGGATTGTGGTTGACACTATGAATAAATCAGAATCAACATTTGATTTAATTGAATTTTCCCCAAGATTGTTAGTAGACATTTCATCAAATGTTATTGATTTTAAAGTTACAAAGTCTTTAGGAGATCTTGGTTCTGGAGCATTACCAATTGGACAATTATTAGCATCAACTGGATCAATTAATATTTTTGATGATCAACAAGCATTTAATGAAAATAATTCAAACAGCATTATTAAAGATTATTTAAGAAAAAATATTAAATTTACATTTTATGAAACAATTGTTAATGTTAATGGGTATGACTATACAGTTCCAATTAAAACATTATATTCAGAAGGATTTCCACAAGCAGATATAACTGGTGGAACAATATCAATTGATTTAAGAGATCTTTATTTTCATTTTGAATCGATGCCAGCACCACAACTTTTTATAACTAATGTTTCTTTAAGTTATGCAATATCATTATTATTAGATTATATTGGTTTTAGTAATTATGTTTATAAAAGAAACTTTGGAGAAAAAGATCCAATAATTCCATATTTTTTTGTTGGTCCAGACAGAAATCTTGCAGAAGTATTAAATGACTTAGCGGTATCAACACAAACCTCAATGTTCTTTGATGAATATAATAATTTTGTTGTAATGAGTAAAAACTATTTAATGCCAAGTGCAACAGAAAGATCTTCTTCTTATAAATTTATTGGTTCTCCAACACATATAAAAGAAAACATAACTAAAAATAAAAAAATAACATCAAACAATCTTCCAAACATTGTTTCAATAGCATCTCAAGATAAAAAAATTTATAATGATGGTAAAATAACATATAAATCAAGATATATTGATAAGACGTATACTGCACTGGGAGAAGAAACTGCGTTAAGTGCAGAAAATAAAAACTGGGTGTATAAGCCGTCTAAGTTATGGGAAATAGTAGATATAGAAGAGTTACAAAAAGAAGGAAAAACAACTGGCTATACTCTTTCAGCGCTTACACTTAATCAAGAACTATCTAATAGTTTACCAATAGTAGAAAATAATATTTTAATAAACAATACAATAGATTTTGGTGAAAGCACTTATTTAATTGTAAGACATAAAGGATATTTATATGCTAATGGAGAGATTATTAAATATGATGCTGTTGAATATAATGTAGATGGAACTGGAAATGTATGGATTAGTAGTGACTCAGAATATAAATATTATTTAAACAATTTACCATATAATGGAAAAATATATCATACTGGTCGTGTTAGAATTTTTGCAGAGCCATATTATGAAATAGTAAATAATGTAACTAGAATGCAAAATGGAGCAGTAGCAAAACATGGCAGAGGTCAATTTGGAACTCAAGTAACATCTCACTATTCTGGACTACAGGATTATTGGACAGATCAAACAAATAGAAAAGGCTGTGAGATGCAATCACAATATTTGTTTGGTTCAACAACATTTGACGGATCAGTTACTACTGGAGCAGCAGGAGTTAGTAATGATTTAGCAAAAAGAGGAACTGTTAATGGAATTGTTAAAAGATATTTATCTCAAACAACATTAACAGAATCTGAAATATTAAAAATTAATAAAATTGACCCAAGCAAAAATAAAGGAGTTGTGCAATCTTCTGCTTTAATTATTAAAGGACCAAACTTTACAACAACAGATCCAAAACCATTAAATCATATTAGTTATGTTTATAAAACATTAGAAGATAGGTTTAAACATTTTGGAACTAGGATTAGAATTATTGGTGCAAATATTGGACAATCTCAAGATGAAAATGGTAAAGTTTATACAAAAGTAACCACGCTAGATGGAACAACATACTATCAATCAAATGCCAGTTCTCCAAATCAAAGTACCAACGTATCTGGAAATTCTGGTGGCATTGCAGTTTTGTTAAATTCTGAAACAAATAATGGATATTATTTTGAAGTAATTTCTTTAGATAGTGGAACAAAAGATAATGCTAATATTATATTTTATAAAATAAATAAAGATTCATCGTCATCAAATGCAATACCAGAATTGCTTTGGAGTGGAACTGGAAATATTTTATCAGATTCTGGAAATTTTGTGGGAGTATCTAGAAAATATCAAGAAAACAACCCAACCGTATATGATTTATCTGTAGAATATTTAGACAATGTATTAAATACAAACTCAAGAAGATTTTTCTTATATATAAATAATGTTTTGATTGCAACAGTAGATGACAAAAATCCTTTACCAAAATACAATGATATTGCTTTATTTACTCGCGGAGCATCAAAATGCATGTTTGAAAATATTTTTGCAATGACAGAAAACTATTCTCAAAATACTGGTGAATTTATTACTGAGCCAATGGCATCAGTTTTTGGAGGGGATCTTGTTTCATCTAATCAATCATTAAATAAGTATGCATTAAGCGGAATATTTCAACAAACATATTTATCTGGAATAAGTGCAGCAGAGCCAAACAAATTTAAAATTTATTTTGAAGAGTTTGGAACAATTATGAGAGAGTGTGCATATTTTAATATTAGATTTGACAATGCATATCCAGCACTTTCTGCACAAATTATTAAAATGCCAGATAAGGTAAAAGAATATATTGTTTCAGGATTTCAAGCAGATGCATACGGTGCAGAATTTTTAATTTTTAATGCAACAGATTCAATACTTGGATTAGGTACAGAGTCATATAATTTTGTAAATATTAATGGAATTGCATTTACACAAGATGGATCTGCAGAATTACCTGTAGATGATTATTTCAAAAAACGATCAAGTTTCTCAGATCCAGAATTAAAAGGAAACACCATAGTATACTCTCCACTTATTGAAAAACAACAATATGATAATATTAAAATAAGTAGAATGACATATGGCAAAAATGAATTTTCAATAGAAAGCGATTATATTCAAAATTCCGATGACGCAGAAAATTTAATGGGTTGGATAGTAAGCAAATTAATGACACCTAAAAAAGCAATTGGTGTTAATATATTTGCCACACCAATATTACAATTAGGAGATATAGTTTCAGTTGATTATAAAAATCAAGAAGGTATAAACTTAGTTACATCAGATACTTCTAGATTTATTATTTATAATATAGATTATGGTAGAAGCAACAATGGTCCATATGGGAGTTCCAGGATTTCAAATTCCAAGCAATCAAACAAATCCATCTACTTATGTTGCACCAATTCCGCCATCACCTTCAATACCAACAAATAGTGGTGGCAATATTAGTTATAGTCCTTCAGTATCATCAGTTACAGTTAAATCTCCAGTAAAAATAGCAACGCCACAATATGTTGATTTTAACGAAGCATCTTTAAATCCAATAGGAATAGATGTAATTAAATATTTATTTTTTGAACAAATAAATGGACAACAGTTATTACTGCTAAGCAATACTAATTTTGTTAATCCAGAAAATATTGTTTATCAACCAATAATAAATATTGCTAATTTTAAAACAAACTATGATCCTAAAAAAATAATAGCGCTTCAAGATACATCAGATACTTATTTTTTAAACTTTCCTATTAAATTAAATAATAAAATTCCAGATGTTCCAACAACGGAAAGCACAAATGGAAAAAATGTTTATATTGCAACAACTCGCAGAACAGATCTTATATATACTGAAGTAGTAACATATTACAATAAATATGCAAGAATAGTTATTGAAACAAAGGATATGGAAAATGATGAAAATGTTGAAATTCAGATTCTTTCAGGTGGTACAATATATACAGACTTAATTGAGGAGTATGCATCATGATAACTAATATTGGAAAAGAGATAGTGGCTAAATATATGCTAGGAACAGCACCAGCATATGCATCGTATATGGCATTTGGATGTGGAGCAAAACCTCTTGGTACAGCAGACGCTCATGATTTTGTTGGATACTCAGAAAAAGAGGTTTTAGATTTTGAAATGTTCAGGGTTCCAATTTCTTCTAGAGGATATGTCTATGAGGATAGTACTAACAAATTAGTTTTTACATCAGAACTTCCAAGCCAAGAAAAATATGAAATAACAGAAATTGGAATATATTCTGCAGGCTCAAATCCAGCAGCATCTGGTTTTGATAGTCGTAATATTGTTTTATTTTCAACTGAAGAAAACTGGCAGTATGTTACTACAACACCAACTGCAATTCCAATATTTTTAGATCCAGATGGTTTAGATTCAAACAATGACAACGTTATAGATGTTGCTTATGATGTATTTCAAACTAATTCTGATAACAGAACATTTTATAAACCAAATAGAAATGAATATCATGAAAGATGTAGATTTTTTAATAATATGGTTATTGTTGCTGGCGATTTTTCTAGCATAAAAGATGCAACTGCATCAACAGATCTTTCTTCCGTATATCATATTTTAAAAACTGGACTTTCTATTAATTTGTCACAAAACTCATTATCTGACAAAATTAAAATTGCATTTTCTTTAATTAATAAAACTGCAAATATAACATTAGATCCAACATATGATGATACAGATAAAGTTAAAATTATTATTGATTTTATTAATACATCCACTAAAAAAGCAAGATTAGTTTGTGAAGTTAATAAAGATGATGATGGAGTTGACTTTACATCAAATAGATACTATGTTATTGAAAAAAATATTTCAGATGCTGTACAGGATAGTGGATTTTCGTGGGAAGATATAACATCAATAAAGATTTACTCATGTGTTGTAGATGGTGGATCATTATCATCTAATTATTATGTTGGTTTAGATGCAATACGTGTTGATAATATAAGTACTCAAAATCCACTATATGGTTTAGTTGCATATACAACTGTTAAGAATTCAACAGAGCAACCAATTTTAAAAGCATCAAATACAAACAACTATATTGAATTTAGGATGGCTTTAGGTGTTCAATAATGGCAGATTCTAATATTAAAAAATCAATTATAGATCCACTCCCAGAATTTAGTGGTGAAACTGGAAAATATAAATTAAGATATAGGATTATTTCAGATGATAGAAATAGAGTTTCACATTGGTCTGAAATTCATGAAATTACAGTACCAAGTGTTACACAACTTACTACAACTTCCTATCAGTCTGTTGTAGAAGAAATAAATCAGCCAGGTGGAAAAAAAATACATGTTGTTAATTTATGGTGGACTCCAAATAATTCTTATTTGTTTAATTACTATGATGTTTATCTTGCTTTAAATAAGGCTGTTGGAGAACCAACAGTGTCTGATTATGAGTATTATGGAAGAGTGTTTTCTCCATCTTTTTCTGTTTATTTAGATGATGATACCACTGATAATTTTAGTGTTATTATTCATTCTCCTACATATGATCGTATTATTAATTCAAATCATATACTTATTAAAACCGCTAAGCATGTGCTATAATTATATATTATGCCACAACTACCAATTCCTCAAAGAGGACAGCCATTAGATGTTGCTTACATAAATAGTATTGTTACGACAATTAATGATCTTGTTAAACAAGTTTCTCCAACATCATCTAATATAACTAAAATAGAAAGAGTTGGCGAAACACCAAATTCTGTGCCAACATCACAAGCATCAATTTTAGGCGTAGTAAAAAATATTGCTAATTCTGCAACAGTAACAGCAGGTGAAGAAAAATCTTTTGATATTGATTTTAGTTTTAAGTATCCTCCAATTGTTGTTGCAACTCCTTGGAAT